ATGGGCGTACCAGAATTAGAAGAATATAAATTTGGCTTCCACGACGATGTGGAACCCGTTTTTAGTACAGGAGAAGGCTTGACCGAAGAAGTCGTTCGAGAAATGTCACGGATCAAAGAAGAACCAGAATGGATGTTGGAGTTCCGTTTGAAATCTCTGGAAGCATTCAACAAAATGCCCATGCAAGACTGGGGACCAGACTTATCTGACATTGATTTCAATGCCATCAAATATTACCAAAAACCAAGTGACCGACCTGCTCGCGATTGGGATGACGTACCAGAAAAAATCAAAGAAACCTTTGAACGAATTGGTATTCCAGAAGCCGAACGTGCTTATTTAGCCGGCGCTTCAGCCCAATACGAATCAGAAGTCGTATACCACAATATGAAAGACGAATTCGAAAAACTCGGCATCGTCTTTACCGACACAGATTCTGCATTGAAAGAGTATCCTGAACTATTCAAAGAATACTTTTCAAAACTCGTGCCACCAACAGATAATAAACTAGCCGCACTAAACTCAGCCGTTTGGTCTGGGGGGACGTTTATCTATGTACCAAAAGGCGTCAAAGTCGATGTTCCATTACAAACCTACTTCCGAATCAACGCCGAAAACACCGGCCAATTCGAACGTACGTTGATCATCGTGGACGAAGGCGCCAGCATCCACTATGTCGAAGGCTGTACGGCACCGACTTATTCAAGCAACAGCCTACACGCAGCTATCGTGGAAATCTTTACCCGTAAAGACGGCTACTGCCGCTATACAACGATTCAAAACTGGTCAGACAACGTCTATAACCTTGTAACCAAACGAGCAAAAGCCTACGAAGGCGCAACTGTTGAATGGATTGACGGCAACTTAGGAGCCAAAACAACCATGAAATACCCAAGTGTCTACTTAGACGGACGAGGCGCACGAGGCACCATGCTATCCATCGCATTTGCCGGAGCCAACCAAATCCAAGACACAGGCGCAAAAATGATCCATAATGCACCAAACACTTCAAGCTCGATCGTCTCAAAATCAATTTCAAAAGACGGCGGCGAAGTAAACTACCGAGGCCAAGTCACCTTTGGAAAAGACAGCGCCGGCTCGATCTCCCATATCGAATGTGATACCATCATCATGGACGAATGGTCCAAATCTGATACCATCCCATTCAACGAGATCCACAACAGCCAAGTCTCGTTGGAACACGAAGCAAAAGTTTCCAAAATCTCAGAAGAACAACTCTACTACCTCATGAGCCGCGGCTTGACCGAATCCGAAGCCACAGAAATGATCGTCATGGGCTTCGTCGAACCATTCACAAAAGAACTACCGATGGAATATGCGGTAGAGTTGAACCGGTTGATTAGTTATGAGATGGAAGGCAGCGTTGGTTAAGGTTAAATTACCAATGATTTCAAGCTTTTCATGGGGTGAGTGATTGACATTTGCCACAAATTTGCCACAAAAATAATAAAAAAATTTAGGAGTGCTCTTTGAGTGCTCCTTTTTCGTTCATATAGTTTTGGTAGAGTTTTAAAGAATCATCTTCGATTTTTTCTGTAATGTGCATATAAATGTCAGCAGTCACACTTATAGTGCTGTGCCCAAGTCGAGTACTGACATACTTTATGTTTGCCCCAGATTCTAGTAAATGAACTGCATGGCTATGCCGCAAAGCATGAGGGGAAAGTACAGGGACATTCGCACGTTCACATGTTTTATAGAAAAATTCTCTAACAACTGAATGGCGCAAATAGTTGCCGTTTTCGTTAGAAAATACCATAGATTCATTTATTGGGCTATCGTACGATCGATACCTCAAAATACATTCATTCTTGTTTATTTTATGTTTCTTTAGCAGATGAACAAGACGATCATCAATTTTGATCGTACGAATACTTGTTTTTGATTTAGGTGGCGTAATTATTGAATTGTTATGATCATCGTAAGATAGTGATTTGTTTACTGTTAATTTATCTCCGTCAATATCTAACCACTCTAACGCTAAAGCTTCGCCTAATCGGAGACCAGTACTCGCTAACAGGTAGAATAAGACGTAATATTGAATGGAATGAGCGTATTTACCTAATTTATAAGAGGATAAGTATTCTAACATTTGAGCAAGCTCATTTTTAGAATAGAATTTCAATTTCTGTTCTTCTTTAGCGGTTGGGAGTTTTATTTTTTTAGCAACATTTTTTTCAAGATAGTTGAGTTCATATACTGCAGTCTCTAATGCATCGTGTAACACATTTAGATTTGATCGAATTGTGTTTCTTGTTTGTTGCTTTGTGGTATCTAGGTCATTTACCCACTTAACAATATCTGTACGGGTTATTTCCTTTAAACTCATCATTCCAAACGTAGGTAATATATGAAGTCTTATGGAACGTTCTAACCTAAGATAAGTTGATTGTTTGATATTTGGTTTTTTGTAAACTTCGAGCCAATCCTCCAAATAGTCGGCCATTAATATGTTATTAGCTCCAATCTGAACACCGTTATTATATTGTCTTTCAAGTTCATTTGCCGCAGCTTGTGCATCTCTCTTTGTTCTAAACCCACTTTTCGAAACTTCTCTAAATTTTCCGTTATCTTTATATCGAATACGAAAACGCCACTTTCCGTTTTCTTGTTGCTTGATACTAGCCATGATAATCAACACCTTTCTTAGACATTCTAGGACTCTAACACGGCTAACTCTCTATCTTGAAAGCCTGTTGTTTTTTTACTAACGCAATATCTCCTTCGGATATTTCTATTTGAGACAAAACATCATTTGTTAGTATTAAATTTAAGTAGTTATCCATGTCAATATTAAATTTTGCTTCATTCTGTAGTAAAAAACCGTTTGGTATAGTCAAATTTTTTTCGGACATAATGAATCCCTTTTCAAGAATGTATGTTCGTTTTCCAGGCAAAAAAATAATAATTAAACTGCAACTTCGTTTCTTACCATTTCTAAAATAAGATTTCTGATAGTAGATTCGCAATTGTAATCTAGTTCATAGTAGTCCATAAATGAAAAAATGTTTATTTGATATGGATCGATATGACATTCAGATAAAAAATCGTAGAGTAAATTCTCAATCATAAAGCGATCAGCTTCATATTCCATTTTAGTTCTGAAATAAAATATCTTGTAGAGCTCAATAAATTCTTTGTGATCTACAACATGCTTTATTTCATGATAAATTGTTTTTCTTCTGTCTTCTTGCGAGAGGCTGCAGTTAACGAAGATAATATGCTCTTCTTCGATATAGCAGCCATCTGATTCCATTTCAACATAAGCAATACCTACGCCACATTCATTAAGTACCGTTTCTAATAACTGCATACACTCACCTCACTTCGAACTTTGTCTACCTTCTATATAAGCGCGAATTGCCGCTCTATCTATCTCGGTTAGTGGTTTACCACCAAAAGTCATAGCGTTGTCGAGCATCTTGTCTAAGTCGTCAGGCACACGCTCCTGTGTCGAATTAGGGTTGTCTGTGCGTCCTAGTAAGTAATCAATTGATGTGTCGAAATAATCTGCTATTTTTTTTAACTTATCTGTTCCAGGTACTCTTTTTTTCCATTGATAAATCGTGTTTGTCGGGAGGCCTACTTTGTTTTCAAGTACTGAGACACTAATACTTCTAGATTTGCAGAGCTGCTTAATCCGTTCCACTAAAATTTTCATTTTAATCACCTTTAAAGCTCAGATAGAATATAACTAATATTTTCATTAGTTATTAGTTGACAACTAATGAAAATGTTAGTATACTTCATTCATAAGCTAGTTATTTAGCTAGAAACAAAACTAAAGAGAACCAATAAAATTCAAATTTTCGAGGTCGGCAAACTTAGAAATATTGATTTATGGCTTTTTAAAGTCTTATTTAGCTATACCTATATACTAATATATTTATTAGTTAAATGTCAACGATTAGTTTAATTTCTAGCTATATTCCTAGCTTAAATATATGAGAAATGAGGTGACGTTATGGTCATTGAAGATTTTCATGAAATGGTCCTGATTCAAATGAAACGTCAAGATAAAACCTGGAAATACCTAGGAGAATTAATCGGAACTTCACCGACATACGCCAAGCAAATTGTAGAGGGTGTTCAAAAAGGCCCTAAAGCCCAGGCATACAAACGTACAATCGCCAACGATTTACAGATTGCAATAGTAAAGGGGGCGTAATCTATGTTTCAGCAACAAAGACAGTCAGTGACGGTGGATATTCAGGTTGATGACGCGTACTGGAAAGAATATGCAGACGCATACCTTAGAGAACTGTTTGAGCATTATCTACGACCACAGTTTTTAACTATTGCTGACATGGAAAAAATTACTCGTCGTAAACGAGCATGGATAATGGAGTACATCGTCGATGACCCATATGTTCGGAAAAACAAGTTAGCTAAAAAAGACACAGATGGTAAATGGCTTTTCGATGCCGAGAATATCCGCCCGTTTTTAAAACGATTATTTGATGATTTACCAGATTATTAGAGAATGGAGGCAACACAATGAATCAACCACAAATTTTTAATTTCGAACAAAACGAGGTTCGAACGGTTTTAGCAAATGATGAACCATACTTTGTAGGGAAAGATGTTGCAACAGCGTTAGGGTTTAAAGATTCGAATAACGCTTTAAAACAACACGTTGAAAATGAAGACAAAATCATAGGGTGCCAAAACACCACCCCATCTTTTAAAGATAAATTAGGAAGGAACCAGTATCCAACTTTAATAAACGAAAGTGGAGTTTATGATTTGATTTTTGGTAGCAACTTGCCGTCAGCAAAAAAGTTCAAACGCTGGGTGACAAGCGAAGTCCTACCAGCAATCCGTAAACACGGTATTTATGCAACAGATGAGTTGCTAAATAACCCAGATTTACTTATCGGAGTAGCAACCAAACTTAAAGAGGAACGTGCTTTACGATTAGTCGCTGAACAACGGGTAAATGAGTTACAACCCAAAGCGGAGTACTATGACAACATTTTAAAAAACAAAAGCCTTATGACAATCAGTATCATAGCTAAAAATTACGGCATGAGCGCAACCAAGATGAACAATCTATTGCATGATTTAGGTGTTCAGTACCGTCAAGGTAATGCTTGGTTACTTTATCGCAAACACCAAGACAAGGGCTACACACATACCGAGATGATCCCAGTACAAGGTAGCGAGAATTTGAAACCTAGTACTAAGTGGACACAACAAGGTCATATTTTTATCTATCAACTTTTGAAGGATAACGGAATACTTCCTTTAATCGAACAAAAACAACTCGCATAGGAGGTAACAGAATGAAAATCAATAAAAAATTAGAGAAAAAATGGCAAGTGTGGGAAACGATGATGGAAGGCGCTGAGATGTTTCTAAATGCTGCAAGAGATTTGGGTTCAACTGTCATAAACGAGGATGATGCTGTTGTTTGCCTAACTAGTGAAAAAATCCAATTAACCATAGAGCAATTGAAAGATGCAAAGGAATTAGTTGAAAAGCTAGAGTTTGCAGAAGAAATAGTAAAAACGCTACCTACTATTAGAGGCAGTAAGGAGCATCATGAATTGAATGTTGAAAAAGTAACAGATTCTGATGAACAGTCATCTATTTTTTCAGGAATGACTTTTGAAAGGCCGCCAATTTCAAAAAAAGAATACATCGCTCTGTACGAAGATTATGTTAGGCGAGCGAGATTCTAGTAGTTACGGGATTCAAGTTCACTCATAAAACCATCGTTTATGAAAATCTTATCAAATTGTGCAATTGAAAGTCGTACATTTTTTAGCTCTGATGATAGATACGAGTATATTTCTTCAATATTTTTTTCAGATTGAACTAACAATTGATTTTCCAAAACGTGAATCCATGTATCGGGTGACAAAGACTCAATCTTTGCGCGAATCTTGATAGCTAGCTCTGGGTCAGCGACTTCAAGATAACGAAAGCTTATTATATATTTTTTCAATTAGTATTCTCCTTTCGATTATTTCAGCATTGCAGTGCTGATAATTAAATTATACCAAAAAGAAGAATCTCATAGGCACAACAATAACGAGAACCTGCACAAGCAGGGATGAGGAGGAATCAAATTTGATGTCGTAGATAGAATTGCGAATTTTCGACACTGAATACGGATATATAGGAGGTAATTTGATGGCATACACAGTACAACAAGAACACCAAATTCTCAATCTTATAAGGCTACGTAGAAAAGAATTACAGGATGATCGTGCAGCACTCAGAAAAGCCGATGAGCTTTCAGATAGACAAGCAGAGCTGATTGCGAATGAGCTTGAAGATTTACGCAAGTTAGAAATTAAAAATAGGGAGATAAGACTATGAAAAAGACAGACACGCTTTTTATCGGAGTCATTTTAGGTTTACTCGTACTAGTAGCACACTACAGCGTAGTGGGAGGGAGTATTTTCGCAAGTTTAATGGTTTTGATGAACCTATTAGATTCCAAGGAAAGGAGAACATATGAAACGAAAAGAAGCTTTGAAAAAAGGAAAGGTGATTGCTGATCGATGGTGGTATGACAATAAGTCAACTTTCTTAAGTCAACAGGTAATCAATAAACAAAAGAAATGGCAGGAGATCAAATGAGACTAAGACAAAAAATAAAAGAGTATCTATTTTACAGACATGTTTTTTATTGTCCGGATTGTCGCTACACATTACGTTTTAACAATAATTTACTACAGCAGTATCATCCATGGGATGGACCGTATTGTCCAAAGTGTGGAGAAAAGATACAAAAAAAGTGACTCAGCCGACCAAAGCAATGAGTCACAATCTAAACATATCTAAGGAGATTTTAGCATATGAATAATGAACTTTCCACTTTAGATGAATATTTAACTAATCCTGATTGGGGTAAACCGACTATTAATGAAGTGGAGGATGAAGTAGATGAAGACTAGTGAAGAAACAAATGAGATTTATAAAGGGCTATATCAATTGAAAGGTAAGCTACAACAACCTAAATTCGATGCCTCTGTAAGCTATGGAACAAAAAACGGTGGGGAAATGAAATTTGAGTACGCAACACTTAAATCTATTGAATCAGCTATAAGAAATGCTGCTCAAGAGTCTGATAGTGGGATTGATTTTGGTCAAGATGTAGTTACAAGTGATAACCATGTTGCAGTAACAACGTGCGTTTATCATTCAAGCGGTCAATACATTCTATATGGTCCTTTAGGCTTTCCGTGTAATACAAAAAATCCACAATCTTTAGGTAGTGTAATTACTTATGCAAAAAGGTATTCGCTGGCTAGCTCATTTGGAGTTGTCGCAGATGGGGATGATGACGCCAAAATTGGTGCTGATGAGAATGAAAAGATTCAGAATGACAATGATTTAGATTCTGAGTTTAAACAGACATTTGATGATTATGTTCATCGAATCGCTCAGTTAACCAATCAAGAAAAAGAATTCATAATTGCTACAACGCTAGAAAGAAGCGGTTTTAGTAGCTTTAAACAAATCGACAGAAATTCCTATTCGAAAATCATTGGATTTCTTAAACGCTATGCATTGAAAGCAGAGCAGAAGAAAAAAGAATCGGAAAATCACAATAAACCATCTTGGGAGGATTTATAAATGAGCAATGAACTATCAACAGAAGTCATCTTTGATGTTAATTATCAACCAAGTGTAATTGAAATTATCAATGAAGATCAACTAGCGAATTTAATCAATGCAACTGTTAAGCGTTTTGAAAATTTGATTTTTAAAGAAGAGGATATTGCAGATGCTAAGAAAGCAAGAAAGGAACTAAATCGAATTTTTGATTTGATCGATTCGAAAAGAAAAGAAGTGAAGAAGGAATTTAGTGAACCTCTTAATACATTTGAAAATCAAATCAAAATCTACAGTGATGAGATCAAACTAGCATCTAAAGGTATTGCTGACCAAATCAAAGAATTTGAAGCTAAAACAAAGGAAGAACGAAAAACAATTGTTTTGGCATTCATCAAAAAACAAGCAAGTAAGGCTGAGATTGAACCTAATGAAATCAGCCTCCAAAGTAATTGGCTGAATGCTTCAAGTTTTACAGCCAAAAACAATTTAACGAAAAAAATTGAAGAAGAAATAATTGCTGAATGCATGGCGATAAAACAGGAAAAAGAAAACTATGAACAGCAAAAATCGTTGGTTGAAAGCTATGTAAAAGCTTATGGTCTTGAGCCAATGGCTTGGATCTCTTTAATTGATGAAGGACTAACTGCAGCACAGATTTTCCCAAAGATAGATCAAGCTGTCAAAGAATTAAGAGAAACAGAAGAGAAAGAAATAGAAAAGACAGAAAAACAAATAAAACAAACAGTAACGCCAGAAATAACTGTGGAAACTCCACAAGAAACAAACACCGATGAACCGAAGTATTCCTTCACCTTAAACATTACAGGTACTGCTAAACAATTATCAGTCATTAAGAAAACAGTTGAGAACTTAGGCGTAGAGTACTCCGTTGAAATGGAATAATCAACGAATCAGACGAAAAAGAAGTGATTTAATTGTTAAAACCATTAATTGATACTTATTCTGCAGTTTTGCGACGATTTAAAGGCAATGAAATAGTGGCAACGATAAATGAAGAAGTAAATATCGAACGACTCAGGACAATGTATAGCGGGTACGAGGGTGATCGGATTATTGAAGTTCGCTTTATTGATCCGCGCAGATTCACGGTGCAACAACGCAAATTTATTTTTGATTTGTTGAGAGACATATCCATGCATTTTGGGGAACCGATAAAGTCTCATAAAGAGTATTTTTATGCCGAATTCGAAGGCGAAACAGGAAGAACGATAAGTTTAAAAGATACATCTAGCACAACAATTAGTGATGCCAACATTTTAATCAATATCATTCTAGATTATATTTTTGAGAATCACGTATCTTTCAAAAACGGCTATGACATTTTACCGGTAAATCAAGAATATTATTTCTACAAATGTATTATTAACAGAGTTTGTTGTATTTGTGGAAAAACAGGTGCTGAGATAGATCATTTTGACCAGGCATTAGGAAGACGTAAGCGTAAAAAAGTAGATCATACAGAATATACTTTTGCTGCATTATGCAACGGTCATCAGTCTATTCAAGAAATAGAAAGAGAACTGATGATTGATGGGGTTAACGGCTTAGATACGGAGAAGGTACGAGAGATAGTAAAAAGAGGCGGTCACCATGCAGAAAAGCATCTAATCGGCATTACTGCATTTAAACAAAAATATCATGTTAAAGGTATCAAATTGAACCAAGAAACAATCAAGAAATTGAATATCGGAGGATAAGGAAAAGGTGGTATTGAATTGTCAGACAAACAAAAGAAGCGCTATTACTGGCTCAAATTAAAAGAAGATTTTTTCGAAGAAGATACCATCGAATGGTTGGAAGAACAACCCAATGGTAAAGAATATTGCTTATTTTATCTAAAACTCTGTCTCAAATCTTTAAAAACAGAAGGTCTATTAGTTAGAAATGTAGGAAATTTAATGATTCCCTACGATCCTGAATCCTTGGCAAGATTGACAAGTTCAAATGCAGACACAGTGAAAGTCGCTATGGATCTATTCAATAAAATTGGGTTAATAAAAATATTAGATAGTGGAGAGATATATCTCAACCAACTAAGCGAATTAGTAGGTTCAGAAACAGAATATGCAAGACAAAAACGAGTTCAAAGAGCAAGGGAGGACAATGTCCAGAAGTTGTCTGGAAAAGGTCGCCTAGAGTTAGAGAAAGAGTTAGAGAAAGAGTTAGAGAAAGACAAAGACAAAGAAAAACAAGATGCTCCTGAATTAAAACAGTATTCGATTCAAATATATTCGTATATTGAAAAAAATGGGTTTGGTAGTCCTTATGGGAATACTATGGGGGATAATATCAATTTTTGGTTAAAAGACTTGGAAGATGCAGGCCTAACCATTGAGCAAGCAGATGCTTGGATGATCCATGGTGTAAATACAGCAATTGAAAATAATAATCGTCGATGGAATTATCTAGAAGGAATCCTTAAGAATCGTTTTAATAAACGCCTATTTAGTAAATCTGCCATTGAGGGAGAAGAAGAAATGCGAAAAAGTCAGCAAGTAAAATCAATAAGTCGGAATTATCAAAAAAATGTCCGTCGTGAGAAATTACCAGAATGGGCCAATAAATCGCAAGAAGAAAAAGAACTTGATCCACAACAGAAAGCAGAAATTGATGCACGTTTCGAAGCTTATTTGGCACAGAAAGCTCAAGAGGAAAAAGAAGATGACTGTTAACCACTTTATTGCACAACTTGAAATGATGCGTGTCGAAGAGTTAAGACGAAGTTTAGCTTATGACGATGAGTGGCTCAATGCGTTCCATACGGGACGTGAGAGCGCACTAGCACACGTACTAAAAATATTAAAGGAGGCGCAGAATGAATGTTAGATATGCGAATAGAGGACTATCGGATCGCAACTACAAGCGATTGCAAAAATATTGTTCTCTCACGTGTCGTACGTGATGAGTCTGAAAAGATCCAATATACCGAAAATACTAAAGGTGAGCAGGAAGAATCGACTTCCTTTATTGGTTACTATCAAACAACGAATATCGATCAGTACAGCCATTCGTCGATTAAGAAGCTATCTATACGCATGCGCTACTGGCGAAGAACGAAAAGGCATAGAAAAGGCTATTGTTATTTTTGAGAGTATGGAGGACAGCAAATGACACCGAAGTTTCGAGCATGGGATAAGAAAAACAAGTCAATGCATGAAGTTGAATTAATAGATTTTAGCGATAATATAGGCTATTTATCCATAGAAAACGGTAGAGGTGATTGGTACAGCTTTGAAGTCGATACCATACTCATGCAATCCACAGGACTGAAAGATAAGAACGGTGTGGAGATTTTTGCTGGGGATATTGTAGCGGTCGAAAATCATCCATTTCAAAGAAAAGAAGATAGTGGTGCAGGAATAGAAATCGAAGGCAATTATGTAGTTGGATGGAATCAACACGACTTAACATGGTGTGCCGGAGATTTATTATTAGCTAGGCTAAAGCCTTATGTAAGGGTCATCGGAAATATGTACGAGAATAGTGAAATATTGAAGCAATAGACTAAGAAACCAGCCATAAAGACTGGTTTAGTTGTTACTTTTTAAAGCGATAGATTAGATATGCGATAAAAGTAACAACTGCGAGAAATAGGCCAATCAAATATCTAATAAAAACAGATAACGATTGATCAAGTCCATAGTTAAATATTTTAATTATAAAATAAAAAATCGGACATGCAAAAAGAAACATTGTGTAACATTGAGCATTACATTTTGCAAATCTACAAATAACTAGGACGAAAAGAATAACTATCACCCAAAAGATAACTTTTGCAGTTATAAACAAATGAGCCACCCCCTAAATCCCCCACAAATTAACGCTAACACGTTAGAGATTTAGAGACGAATAATAAGATTGAAACTCAGATATATTCAAGCAAGTGAACAAAAACACATTGGTTAGTTTTTATGAAGGAGAACAGTAAATGAAAGCAAAACAATTAATACCAATTCTACAACTTAACCCAGAAGCGGAAGTCTTAGTCTTAACCGTGGATTATTACGAAAAGAGTTATCAAGATGCTGGCTACGAAAGAGGTTCTAATCAAGAAATCAGATGCGTAAGCCTTAATAAGAAATCTGGGATCATTTATTTAGAAGGCGGAGAAGAGAGAAGCATTTAAAAGGAAGTGGAATGAATGCCGAAAATATTAGATGCATGCTGTGGTAGTCGTTTGTTCTGGTTCGATAAAGATTGTAGTTTTGCAACGTATATGGATATACGAGAAGAAGAGTACGAGATCCACGGAAAGAAAATAAATGTGAAACCAGATGTTGTAGCTGATTTTAGGGACATGCCTTTTGAAAATAATGTTTACGATTTAGTTGTATTTGATCCGCCACATTTAAAATGGGCTGGCCAGAATTCGATTATGAAAGGTCAATACGGACAGTTAGATAAAGAGAACTGGCCAGAAGATATAAAACAAGGTATGTCAGAGTGTATGCGAGTCTTGAAACCTAGTGGAACATTGATTTTCAAATGGAATGAGAACCAGGTAAAACTCAAAGACGTGTTGAAAGCAGTTGAACCATATAGCCCTTTGTTTGGAAATAAAAGGAGTCAAACTCACTGGTTAGTTTTTATGAAGGAGGAACAGCAAAAGCCAGTGTTGCCTGAGTTTGTAGCTAAGTGGTTTGAGGATGCAAAGGATAATTTAGAAATTCCAATATTCTACGAATGTGTTAGAGCGATGGAGATTTGCAAAGAATATCGTAATGAATTTCATCAATGGTTTGCCAATTCGAAAAAAAATCCAATCGAAACACTCATTCGCATGAAAGATGGCTACGAGGTCGAGAAAGAGCCGATGTATTATGTGATATTGAGTGAAAATAAAGGTGGATGGAAATATACTTTTTTAGATGAAGAAGGAAACGCTGATTATACAAATAACAAAGCACATATTCCAACTTTTACTGAAAAGGAAATCAAAGGGAATGACGAACGCTTCTGGCCATTTGCTGTGCCAGTGAAAGAGGCGGAAGGATGAGGGGATTGATAATAGTCATTTTAGTCTCTACAATAACTTCTTTTTTTGTTTCCTTTCTCGTAATGAAATTCCATTTAAGAATACTTAATAAATGGTTGCAAAAGTTTTTCGATGAAGAAACCAAACGAATAAAAAGTTACTTGTCTAGAGGCAAGTAGCACAAAAATTTTTAACAATTGGAATAGGAGTGTCAAGATGGAAAACGCTAAAAGCTTAATTATATGGAATAAAGACGGATCAACAATGAAATTTGAGAAAGTAACAAATTTTATAGAGGACTGGCAAAGAGCAAAGCGAATATTGCAGTTGCTCGATTAGTGGATATGAAGACTATATAAACAGCGAAAGAATGTACTTCTAAGAGAAAAATTTATTTTCTATAAAAATAGGAAAGTATCATTATGAAAAAGACCACAGAGATAAATAAACCTACCACATAAAAAATGAATATTTCTTGCGATTCAATATAGGTATGTTTAACAATTTGTACAATAAAAAATACTATAGGTAAAAAAGATAACATGAGGAGCTTATTTGTTCTAGAGTGTTTGACAAAGTAACAAAACGCGACGACACCAATACAAACGGGAATCCAAAATAACAGCATGCTCCACATAGTCACTCAACCATCTCCTATACGCTTTATTATCAATAGATAATATCATTTTTCGTAATAAAGATAAAAAAATAAGTAAGGCTTCTCATTAAAATATAAAAAAGACAGCCGACCACTGGCTGTCCTTAGCAGAATATTGAAATAATGAGCCATCTGTTTTCCGCCAGATAGCTCAACATGTATATGGGTAACGAGTGCAACCTCGCTACTTGAAAAGCTTAGCATAAGCATGGGTATAAAAAAAGCCGGATTCCTCCGACCTTAATTAATAATTCTGACACAATTATTATATCATAAATGGAGGAATCAATGGATGGTACTTTTCGATGTAAAGAAGTATGAGACACCAGAGGCAAAAGATGTGGATATGGATCGCACAAAACATAATGTTGGTGTTTTCCTTTCAGCATATCTGTCAGCTAGATGTAGGGTAGGTCAACCTCGTGAGCCTAAAGTAACAGCATCTTACTCCTTGGTTCCACCTTCTACTGCAAATAATACATTTGAAGCAGAACGAATGATGATTGAGAAAGAGGAAGCACAACAAGAATTTGAGTACTTGCACAAATTATTTATTCGTGGCTATTCAGCAATTCAGCATCCGCATAAACCTGATGTAACAGAAAGACGGAAAAAGATATTCTATGATCGTTATATCAACGGTATGTCGATTTATGTAACTGCTCAAAGAAATAATACGAGCGAGGAATCTGTAAAAGCAGAATCGAACAAAATCATCATTCAATTTGCTTCTTCCTTAGAACTGGTTGCTTTTAAGTAGCCAGTTTTTACACTTTTTATACCCATTTACTACCCAGAAGCTTTCCTTTTTATACCTTTTTTGTACCGATCAACTACCTAGCAAATGATTTATTATGATAGTGTCGAAAGATTAGGAAACAGGACTTCGACAAAAACAATTTGAAGGGAGGAAATCTCCCTCATCGTTGTAATTAAGCTTCGATAGACAGCAGCAAATAAACTAAAGGATGTGGGGTTCAGCTCCTGCGGATAGTTCATATGTTGCTGTCTATTAATTTATGTATGGGAAGAAGGACAAAGAATGGAAATCACAATTAAAGCAACGCCAGAAGAAGTAAAAGAATTGCTCCAAGCTATTAGGAGTAGCAAGGAGCAAATTGATATTCAAGCGATTTTGGGTAAAAAAAGTAGTAATGACGGTTAATAAATATTTTCATTGATAAATTTCCAAGATTCTGTATAGAGCCACCCTGAATGATCGTTACCTATCTCAGTTACAAAAATCAAATCATTGTCATCAAGCGCATGTTTTTTTAAACTATCTCTCATTTGTTCTGCAGTCATACTGGTATTAATTAGCCAGAAGGATTCTAATGGCTTAATATGCCAGCAATTCCAGGACTCAATTGTTTCGACAACTTTTTGATACTTTTGACCGGGAGAGTGTAAATCATATGATAGAACATAGGATTTCATTCGAGTTCACCACCGTTCCTTATTATTTTAGCGGACCACTCGCTAATAATTAAAATTATACACTATGTATGCTTGTTCACAATGTAATGATGTCGCTGTGGCGGAAAGGGTAGACGCTATGGATGAGTCCTATACTGCACTTTGGTGTGGTCGTGTAAGGTTCGATTCCTTGCCAGCGATATTGCAACCGAGGGATAGGCGAGGATTTGGGGCCGAAAGGTGAGGTAGGTTGCTTGCTATAACTGCATCTCGTTGCTGAGGTGTAGTTTTTACATATTAGATCACTCGTTGAGTGGTCTTTTTATTTTGTGAAGGGAGGTCATGTTGTGAAAGAGGGCAAAACTTTTGGCGAAACGCTAGGTGACCTTACCCAAGCTTTGGATAGATTTAAAATAGGGATTGGTATGATACTTCGCTTAGATAAATTTATGAATTGGTTAATAAAAACTATAAATATAAACTAGCAAGCAAGGAGGTTACATAATGAGAAACTACTGGTACGTTTCACTATCTAATAGATATCCACGACCAATTGAAGATGATTCATCAAGAATCGTCCAATCAGTTCAGATCAAAAAGAAGTATTCAATCGTTGAAATGGCACGAGAAGCGACTCCGAAAGAAATTGATAAATACAACCTTCGTTACTGTGGACGTGGCTACTTTAATGAATCACATATTGAAGAAAATATTAACAAGAATTCGAGGGATACAAATGCAAATTGAAGTAATGAAGTTACAGGACTTAAAGCCTGCTGATTATAATCCAAGAGTTAAGTTAGAACCTGGTATGGCCGAATACGAGAAGTTAAAACAGTCCATTTTGGAATTCGGCTTTGTTGATCCACCTATTTTTAACAAACAAACAGGAAATCTCGTTGGCGGTCATCAACGTGTTGCTGTGGCTAAAGATTTGGGCCTATGCGAAGAGATAGAGGCATCTGTCGTTGATTTACCACTTGATAAGGAAAAAGCTCTTAATGTGGCTCTCAATAAGATTACTGGTCGTTGGGATGATGAAAAGCTTTCTGTTTTGTTGAAAGAATTAGAAAATGAAACCATTGTTTTAACAGGGTTTGAATCGGAAGAAGTAGAAGAATTACTTACTGCGTTTGAGTATAAAGAAGATACCGAAAAGCCTGTAATAGAAGATGGATTCGAAGTGAATGAATTTATAGAAAATCATTCTGATCCTAGAACTAAATATGGTCAACTATGGAAGCTGGGTAAGCATTATTTATTATGTGGCGATGCTACGAAAGCGAGCGACGTCGAAAGATTGCTACAAGGTAAAAAGGCGAATTTAGTTGTCACTGACCCACCATATAATGTAGCGGTGAAATCTGATAATAAAGAATTAAACGAATCTGGACGAGATAAAATTATGAATGACGATATGAGTGATGAAGATTTTGATCAATTTTTAATGTTTGTATTCCAAAACTATGCTAATGCCATGGAAGACAACTCGGCAATTTATGTCTTTCATGGATCTTCTTTTCAGCGAGAATTTGAAAATAGCATGAATTCCGCAGGGATTAAAGTTAGGTCGCAGTGTATTTGGGTTAAAAATAATGCAACATTTGGTTGGAGTCAGTATCGGTGGCAACATGAACCAGTTTTCTATGCACATAAGGACAGATATGCACCTACGTGGTACGGAGATAGGAAACAGACAACGGTTTGGCAAGACGACTTACTAGAAGATTTACCAGCAACCATTTGGAGAGTTCCCAAAGATGATGTGAATGCATATTATCACCCGACGCAAAAGCCACTATCACTTATTGCTATACCAGTAAAAAATAGTTCTAAAAGGCAGGATATCGTTTTAGATTTGTTTGGTGGCTCAGGTAGTACATTAATGACCTGTGACCAGTTAGAACGTATTTGTTATACTCTCGAATTAGATCCTCTATTTTGTGATGTAATTATTGAAAGATGGGAACGAGCAACAGGCAACGAAGCAATTTTAGTTTCAGAATAAAAAAGAAGCCGAGTGCGCTAACACTCGACTACTTCAACAAGGACCGTAAGCCCCCGAAGACACAGAAACCACACGCGCGTGCTTTCTAGACAGTTCTGTGTCTTTTAGCATTCTAACAAATGCGGGGTGCTTACACAATGGAAAACGAAAACTTTGATTTAGATTATGAGATTGAAAAGGCAATGGTGAAAGCAGAGTCCATTCAAGAATATAAAAAGATCATTCGTGTCGCTTTGGGGAAATGGTTGAAAAATCTCCAATCAGGACAAATCAAGTTAGATAAAGTTTCCGATTTAAAGATATTGATCGAAGCCGATTTGATGTTGAAAGATATTGATAATGGTTAACAAATAAAATACACTTCCTGATATACTTAAATAAAATATATTGGGAGTTGATTTTTATGAGCGATGGTGTACTAGGTTTAATTGGTGTGGTTATTTCAGTATTTGGCACTTATTGTATAGCAGTATACAATAAACATAATACTAAAAAACAAAATAAAGAAAACGAAGAGACTCAACGTATGGTCCTTACAAGTCAAAAAGACTTTGAGGTTCAAATGTTAGCTAGAGAACAAGAGTTTCAAGAAAAACTAACACAAAAACAAATAGATGCTAATTTGAAAGCAAAAGCAAGAATAGAGTGGATTACACAAGTCCGTGTCCAATCTGCTGATTTTATTACAAATTGTTTACTGTATCTAGAGTATTCACCTAAAAGAATTGTCGGAAAGCCGACAAATGTTAGAGTGGAAAATATAGAAAGTAATACTGTAACTATAACTGCAGATGTCGAACCTGATGAGGAAGTTTTATCTCGTGTTGATGATGTAGTAGATGCTAAAGAAAAAGAAAAAATCAGGGTTCAATTGAACAATGCTGCAAATCTTTTAATGATTTATTTTGGTCCAGATAAAGATGGAGAGAATGAAAAGATTGTGGAATTTATAAATGAAATTTTAAAGAAGGTAAATAGTGGGATTTTTTACAAAGATGATACCAGAAGTAGTGACCTTATTATTGAATTTCGAGATGAGATAAGAAATTATCTAAAGCAAGAATGGAATGTTGCTAAAGAAGGGAAATAGAAAAACAAAACTCAACCTAATCAGATTGTGAGGTGGTGTATATTGAATGGCAAGAAAGCGTGATCCAAGACGTGATGAAGCTTTCGGATTGTTTAAAAAGTCTAATGGAACAATAACTAACCGAGAAATTTCTGAAAAGTTATCTGTCCCAGAAAAAACTATTTCAGCATGGAAATCACGTGACAAATGGAATGAAGTACTGCAAAAAGATGAATGTAGTACTGCAAATAAAGGTGGCGCACCTATCGGTAACCAGAATGCCATAGGGAATAAAGGGAATAGCGGAGCATCGCCACCCAAGAGAAACAAGAACGCTTTGAAAACAGGCGAATATGAAACAATATTCTTTGATACTTTAAGCGATGACGAGAAGGACATCTATTCAAGTTTGGATGATGATCCTTCTTTTGTTTTATCTGAAGAAATACGGCTACTTAAGATTCGGCAGCTACGAATGATGAAAAGAATCAAAAAAGCCGAAGAAGGGCTAAATGAGGAAGAAGTTGAGCGGCTGCAACAGCTAAGAAAAATAAAAACTCCTATAGAAAAAGATGGTAAAAAGCTAGAAATCAAACGTGAAGCAATGCAAGATATCCAAGTAAGTAGGAAAGTATACCGTAAAATTGATGATATTCTTTCAATTGAAGATTCACTAACTCGGATTAGTAACCAGTTGACAAAATCGATTAAACAACTAAATGAATTATCCCTATTAGGAGGAAAAGTTGTATTAATGGAAGAGCAAAAACGGAAAATAGCCTTTGAAGCGGATATTCTCGAACATAAAGTCTCTAAACTTATTCTTAAACAAGGTGAGCAAAATAAAGTACAGGGACTTATTGATATCGGCCAATCGCTTATTGGTCCAATAAAGAAAGAGGAGGAGAGTGATACAGATGAGCCAGTTGAAACTATCGACTAAGCAACAAGAGAATATTTTCCAATCGCTCAAGGGAATTCGGATGGAATTGAACGAGGGAACGATTCGTTCAGGCAAAACCATGTCAGATGCGCAGAAAATGGCGTTGATCTATGCAGGACATCCCGACACCAATCATCTTGTACTTGCTTATAACCAAGAACAAGCTTACAGAATGTTTATGGATTGTGAAGGGTTCGGACTGGAACATATCTTTGCCAGCTGTGCTGAAATTCGACACGATGAGCATGGAGATCATTTATGGATCAATCTACCAGAGGGAGAAAAGCGGATCTATTATAAAGGCGGCGGAAAAGTAAATGCTGTCGGCGCTATCACTGGTATGTCATTTGGAACTGTCACTTTTTTGGAATTCAATCTGCTTAACAAAGCGGTCATAGAGGAGGCTTTTCGTCGGACTAAAGCTTCTAGTTTTCGTTATCATCTCGCTGAACAGAATCCGCCAGCACCAAATCATCCGAACCTAGAAACTCTTAAACCTTTTATAGAAACTGGGTCTTTTAAGTTTCGTCATTGGCGACCACAAGATAATCCTATTTTAACGAAACAAGCTTTGAAAGAATGGGAAGCGGAATGTAAAGTCTCCGAGTATCTTTACAAACGAGATTGGCTAGGTGATCGTGTGATGCCTGAAGGTGTGATCTATTCAATGTTTAACGAAGATACTCATCTGTCGAAGGAAATCATTGGTAAACCTGTAGAAGCATTCTTTAGTGCAGACGGCGGACAAAGTGATGCAACTACCTGTTCCTTAAATCTCGTTACATGGAAAGACGGAAAGTATTATCTCTATCGAATGGCCAACTTCTATCATAGCGGTACTGATACAGGGGTAACAAAAGCAATGAGCGAGTATGCCAAGGAAATTAAGCAGTTTAAAGAATGGTGTTATAAAGAGTGGTCTTGGCTACCAAAGCATTCAAAGTTCTTTGTTGATCCAGCCTGTAAGTCATTGAGTGAGGAATTACGTGTCTTAGGTATTGTCACAACAAAAGCAGATAACAACTCAAAAGATAAAGTAACCAGCAATGGCACTAAAATTGAAGTAGGGATTGAACGAACGCAAAGCGCCTTTTCAAAAGGACGCTTTTTTCTTTACGATCATGATGGCAAGTATGGTCACTATCATTTCATCAAAGAATTAGGAATGTACGTTCGGAATGATTCTGGCTACCCAGTGGATAAAAACAACCATGCATTAGACGAATGTCGTTATGCGATTAATTACTTTACGAAACGCTATGTTCTTTAGTAGGAGGTGATCAGGTGTCATTTTGGCAAGCAATAAAAAGAGTTTTTGGAAAGGGGGCGGTTGCGATAGGAGCGAAAAAAGAGCTACAAAGTATTTTAGATCACCCAAAGATTCAAATGAGTCGTGAAGAATATGATCGTATTCAAAACAGCTTGCTCTATTATCAAGGGTACACCCATTGTAATTCTGATCAGAGGGCAAAAGCGAATATCAATATGGCCCGCAAGGTTGCTTCTGAGTATGCGAAGGTAATGTTCAATGAACAGGCAGAAATTACGATCGGGAAAGATGATAAATCTAAAAAATATGATGAAGCCAGCGCTTGGATAGAATCTGTGTTTCAACATAATGACTTCAAGCGTAATCTAAGCAAGTACATTGAGCCAGCAATGGCTCTTGGTGGCTTAGTTGTACGCCCTTATTTCAATGACCAATCAGGACAAATTGAGTTCTCATGGGCACTGCCTGACGCATTTTACCCATTGGAGAGTAGCACCAATAAAATCAGTCAGTGTGCGATTGCGTTTAAAACCATCAAAACTGAAGGCTCCAAAACATTCTTTTACACGCTACTTGAGTTTCACCAGTGGATCGACGGAGAGTATTGGGTGCTCAATGAGCTTTATGAAAGTGAAAAATATAATGTTTTAGGAATGCAGGTATCGTTGGACACTTTGGAACAATATGCAGAGTTGGATCCAGCGAGGCATGGGGAAGAAATTGAACGCCCTATCTTCTCTTATTTCAAGACAGCTGGTTTTAACAATATCAACCCATATTCGCCACTTGGTGTTGGTGTATACGATAACTGTAAACGAACACTCGATCGATTAAACAAAGCTTTAGATGCATTTGATCATGAAATCGATGTGGGGAAACGCCGAGTGGCTGTTCCTGAATCGATGTTGGATGGTGTGCCCAACAAAGAGACTGGAAATATTGATTTGACCTTTGACCCAAACGATGATTTCTATGTGGTTATTCCCGGATCTAAAGCCGATGATTTTAAGATTACGGATTTAACTCATGAAATTCGAACAGAACAATACATTGGAGCAATTAATCATCGCTTGCGACTTCTAGAAATGGAAGTGGGGCTGTCGACTGGTACGTTCGTTTTCGATGGTGCCGGGGTACGTACTACGAATAAGACGGCAACTGAGGTAATCAGCGAGAACTCGCAAACGTATCAATCAAGGAACCAACAAACAACCGAATTAGAGGAATTCATTCGGGATGTTGTGCTAGCGCTGTGTGAGCTAGGTCGAGCCACAGAAGTTGATGGGAAACCACTATTTAGTGGTGAATCTCCAAATCGTGAAGAGATAGGTGTGAATTTTGATGATGGCATCTTCTTAGATAAAAAGTCAGAATCTGATTATTATCGTGAACTGAAAAACGATGGGCTGATTCCCGGATGGTTAACTTTAGCCAAAATAATGAAGTTGCCTGAAAGTAAGGCAAAAGATCTTTACCGACAAGCGCAATTAGATGTAGTTGATGAGACTACTGGTAAAATACGAGATTCTGGATACGAAGACTTCGAGGAGTGATTGAATGGCCATTACACCTAACCAGTTAGATATTGAGGCTTCTTACATTCAAGATGCTTATATGGCGATGGAAGATGAGATCATGAGGATGCTTGTTAAGCATTTGAAAATGCCAACTCGAACGCCTTTGAATGAGGACAACGCTTTTCGTTGGAAAATTGAAAAGATGCAGCAATTAAATTTATTGAATCAACAATCTTTGCAGCGATTGGTCAATGAAACAAGTCAGTATTCTTATGATCAGCTACGTAAAATCATCGTGGATATGGGGTTTGAAGTCATTTCAGATCTTGACAAAAACTTATCTCAACAAACTGGAAAAGAACCGCCATCACGAACTGAGATTGACAATGTGATGGAGTCGTATTTCAATCAGCAATGGCGAGATCTCGACAATCATGTCAATCAAACGCTGATCGACACTAATTATCCGAATAATCCACTGGCTAAGATGTATCAACAAGTTTTAAACGATACTGTAGCCAAAATCATTGGCGGGACTAAAACGCCACAACAGGCGCTTAGAGAATCGATCTATGCGATGGTGGAAAAAGGGGTGATGACGACCTTTGTCGACAAATCAGGACGTGAATGGAGCCTTGAGCGCTACGTTCGGATGGTTTTGAAAAGCACAACTCATCGAGTTTATCAGGATCTACGACTTAAGCGAGGGTTAGAGCATGGAATTGTCACAGCGCTAATGAGTAGCCATATGGCTGCACGACCACACTGTGCCCATATCCAAGGCGGATGGGTATTGCTTATCCGTAAAGAGGATGCGCCGGAAGAATTACGGCACATTCCATCGATCTATGATCATGGATACGGTGAGCCTGACGGAACCCAAGGTATTAATTGTCGACATCGATTGTACATCCAAATCTATGATCCGGATCTTGATATTCACATGAAGCAGTATGATCCAAAGCAAGCGATTGACAATGCAGACTTGGTTGCCAAGCAACGACGCATGGAAGTCGCTATTCGTCGTGCCAAGCAGCAGTTGAACGGAGCAACGACAATGGACAACAAAGAAGATGTTCTGCACTTCAAACAACTGGTCAGACGACGTCAAGCAGCACTGCGTACTTTTATCAATGAGCATGGTCAATTGTTACGTCGGGATTATTCGAGAGAGCAAGTGTATTCATAGAAGGAGGAAGTATGGTGAAGGATTAAAGTAAATTGAGCTTATCTGAAATCTTACTTGCATTTTATCAAATTGGCCTTGCCATGAAATATGAGAAGAAACCGCCGGATACTTGAAGGAGGTTGCAATGGATGAAAATGAATTAGGAGAATTTTGGGAGTTCGAAGATTTAGGTTTGTTTAGTCTAGCTTGCTAGGCTTTTTTTGCCTTCTTTTAGTTTTCAGGCATTAAAGAGAAAGCTGTATCGGGTGATGGCGTAACCATTAAATTTATCGGGTTGTGGCGTAACCACTAGGAGGTCACTATGAAAGATTTTTTTAAGTCAATGAAGATGAACTTGCAGTTTTTTGCTGAGTCTGAGCCTAACCAAGCTAGCGATGAACAGGAGGCGGTTGTTGAGGAGCAAGCGGAAAATGACGCTGAAGAAAGTTCAGAAAACAAAGAAACTTCCCCTAAAAAGTATTCTCGAGATGATGTGGGCAAGATGGTTGCTGCAGAAACCAAGAAAGCCGTTGAGAAGGCGAAACAGGAATGGAATAAAAATATTTCTAAGGATGCTGAGGATAAAGAGTCCTCGGAGCAGGATCAGAGTGGAAAAGCAGCCCAAGAAAAACTTGCTCAAAAAGAGGTAGAGCTGAAACAAAAAGAGATTCGGTTGGAATATCGAGAAAAAGCACAAGAAGAAGGATTGCCAATGAAGATCATTGAATTGATTGATTGCAGCGACGCTGAAAAAGCAGAGGCATCATTTAAATTGGCGAAAGAGATTTTAGGAGAAACAACCTCAAAGAAAAAGAAAAAGCAGTTTGTCAGTGGTGGGAATCCTCAATCGGGAAACCCGGATCAGTTAGACCCGTTTTTAGCGGGATTAAAAGGAAAATAGGAGGAATTTTTAAATGACAGTTACAGTACAGAATTATGCAGAGAAATGGCAAAGAGAGCTAGATCAAACCTTACAACAAGAATCATTAACAGCGGAGTTAGAAACGCCCGAGGTCAATTGGTTAGATGCGAAAACGTTCCGTGTTCCTCATATTAAAACTTCGGGGTATCAGAATCATAATCGTGAGAAAAAAGGATTCAATTCTGGGAAAATCACTGTTGAGGATGTCCCTTACACGTTGAATTTTGACCGCGATATTGAATTCTATGTCGATAAAGCAGATGTTGATGAAACGAATCAGGCAGCGTCAGCTGGTAATATTACCCGTGAGTTCTCAAAAGAGAATGCGACACCAGAAATGGATGCTTACCGTTTTTCTAAATTAGCAGCCTACGCTGAAAAAGAAGGGCTTTCGAAAGATGAAGTGATCACGGAAGATAATGTTGTCAAAATTTTAAAAGCCGCTATTCTAAAAACGCGCCGTTACGGTACTCAAAACTTGATTCTTTACGTGTCTTCTCAGGTGATGGATTGCTTAGAACAATCGCCTAATTTTACTCGCACGATTAACGTTGATTCTAACGGCATGAAGATTGAAACGCGTGTGACGAGCTTAGACGGTGTCCGTATTAAAGAAGTATGGGCAGAAGAACGGTTCTATGAAGCGTTTGATTTTACAGAAGGATTTGTTCCTAAAGATGATTCTCGAAAATTAAATTATCTGTTAGTTGCTAAACCTGCAGTAATTGCAAAAGCAAAATTCGCAAGTGTTTATCTATTTGCACCAGGGCAAGTAGGACAAGGAGATGGGTATTTATACCAAAATCGTATCTACCATGATTTGTTCAAGATGAAGCATCAAAACAATGCAGTAATTGCTTCTACGTTGTCAAAGTAGATTCCCCGGAAGAACCGGGGGAGCCTGATGGAAACGAAGGTGGCGATGGGGCAGCAGGTCAGTCGTTGGTTATCGATGACATGAAGGTTGATGAGCTTAAAGCCGAGTTAGACCGCCTTGGGGTTGAGTACCCAGCTGCTGCCAAGAAGCCAGAATTAATTGAGCTGTTAAAAGAGAGTGAATAATCGCTCTCTTTTTTCATGGAGGTGAAAAACCATGGAACGAATAAGACGTAAGCCGTTGAACGAAAGCTTTGACGATCAGGAGAGCATCGAGCCATGTGGCTACCTGTCTCTTAAAGAGTACAAGCGACTCGTGGATCGTGACACGGAACTGACCGAAAAGGAGTTCAAGAAGCTTCTGAGAAAAGCCAGTGCATTGTTGGACATCCAAACGAGACGTTTTTATCAGCGGAATGATCTCGAGTCAGATATTCCGATGCGGCGCAATGCCTTTAAGTTGGCTATTGCCTATCAAATCGAGTACATGCATGAAGTAGATGCCACTACCACGTTTGGCATGCAAGAGCCTGACAGTTGGTCCATCGGACGGATGAGTGTTTCTAAAAGCAAAGGTGGTTCGTCATCGACAAACGAAGTATCCCTGCTTTCTGGGGACGCTATGCTGCAGTTATCTGGCATAGGACTGTTATATCGTGGGGTGAGCCGATGAGAATGCCACCAAAACGTTTTTTCCCTCATGCGATGATCTATCGCAAGAAAAACGGAATGGGTCCACGAGGTGAGCCGATTCTTGAAGAGGATCTTGTGATTGATCATGTCCGCTTTGATGACACAGTCAAATTTGAGCCGAGGGATATTGATGGGAAAGTACAAACGCCTAATGCATTGATCTCTATGGTGAAAAAATACACTGGACCATTACCGGAGTTTTCAGTTGCAGATCAAATTGAAATCTTTGGCGAACAATACACAATCACAAAAATCGTTCCGTTGCTTGCTGATTCTCCTGAACCATTCGCTTATGAATTGGAGGTAGTTTAATGGGAGCATCTGTAAGAATTGATTTAAGTCGAGCAAAAATAAAATTAAGTCATTCATCTATACAAAATGGACGGCACGAAATGGCAAATAAAGCTCATTTAGATATGAATGAAAGATTTGTTCCTATGAGGAGCCAACACTTGAGAGATATGTCTTTTGTTGAAAGTAATGGAGAAAAGATTACTTGGAATGCTCGATATGCTTTGGCTCATTATCACGGAGGGTTTACAAATAAGTTTGGAACACAGGTAATATTTTCTAATTATACTACACCGGGAACTGGTCCATATTGGGATAAAGAAGCAAAATCTATATTTATGTCTAGTTGGTTAGAAGCATTCAAGAGGGGAGCGAATTGGTAATGGATTTTATTGATCAGTTGCTAGAAGTATCGAACCAAGTACCAGTACCAGTCCGTATTCACTCTTTAGATAAAGACGAGTCGATGCGTCTAACCGCATTACCTGGAGGTAAAACGGTCGAAACTTTTATGGATGGATCAAAACAAAAAGAACTAAATTATGAATTTGTCTATAAAACAAAATGTGAAAATGCAGATCGGATAATGATTGAACTAGGTGAGTTACTAGAAGAACAAGAAGATATTCCATCTAGTAACAATAGTTATCAATTTGTTGGAATAACAATTGTAGATGAACCTTTTTTTACAGGTTATGACGACAAAAAATTTCTGTATTATCGATTAGCAATCAAAGCAACATTATATTTTGATAAATAGGAGGAATATTATGAAACGAAAAAAAATTGCGCTAATTGGATTTGAAATTCAAAAATTGAAAGATGGAAAAATTACTGAAGATGGTTGGGTTCGTTTAAAAAAAATCAAGAGTGTCTCTGATGCCTCACAAGAAGAAGTTGATGATGGAGACGGTTTCTTTGATGGGTCGGGAGAACCAGAACAAACGATCACCTCTCATCGACTAGGCTATAGTTTTACGGGTGAATACTTTGAGGGTGATGAAGCATCCGAATTAATTGATGAAATGATTGGTTTATTTGGAGATGATCGGAAAATTGGTTTTCGAGTAACAGATGATCGAGATAATCCCAAAAAGAAAAGGGAAGGAATTGCAACTTTATCAAGTCCTCAAACGAAAACTGGAGGGGCTACTGAATTTGGTAATATTGAATTTACTGTTCTATATGATACTACACCTAAATGGGAACCTTATTCAAAGCAGACAGCCCAGAGCCAGAAGAACTGAAAGCTACTGGGCTAACTATTCCAGAATTAAAACAAACACTTGATAGTAAAAATATAGAATACCCGTCAAATGCTAAAAAAGACGAACTAACTAAAATATTGGGGGAGGCTTTATAGCCTTCTCTTTTTTATATGGAGGTAATTATGAAACAAACACTTGATATCGATATTGAACTCTCTGGCTTTCCAGTAGGATTTACAAATCCAATTACTGGTGAGCGTGTTGAAATCTGGTTTGATAGCTCATTGGAAAATTTAAAACGAATTATTGTAGAAGAAAACTATGAGGAATTCGACATATACGAACAAAAACTTAAAGAAGATTCTATCCACGAAACTAATGTTGAAACAGTCATAGAACATGCTAAAGGGACTCTTGAATATCAATATGATTTTTTCTTTGGTAAAGGAACATTTAAAAAATTATATGAGTGTGTACCAGATTTTGATGCACTTGAACGTGCTTATGAACCAACTATCAAAGCTATCGTAAAAAAAGTCGAACAACAAGAAAAGAAAAGACAAAAGGATAGAGAGCTTGCCGCAAAAAAGTTAACCAAAGAGTTTCAGAAAAAGAAAAAGCAAAAAGTAGCAAATAAAAAGTAGGTGGTGACATGAGGTTAAATGACCCAGAAGTCACTTCCTTTTTTTATAAAGAACGTGAGTATTTGATTAACTTGTCATTTGATATTGTATTAGATGCTTTTGATGTGTTAAACGAGGCAATATTCACTGATTATGAGAAAGCTTGTCTATGTCTAGATTTATTAATTGGAGAAGGTTGCTATCAATCTGAGGATGCACTTAGTCTATGGATATTTATTTACGACCAATTTATTCATAAAGAAGTTCCACCGTTCATTAAATATAGTTTTTACGGAGATCCACTTTCTGTGGAAGAGCACGAACAATTAATAGATATATCAGCGGATGCAGAGACTATTTACGCTTCTTTTATCCAAGCATATAACATCGATTTAATTGATAAACAGGGAATACTGACTTGGTCCAAATTTAGAGCTCTTTTACATAATCTGCCTTCAGACACTCCACTTAAACGAATTATGCAGATTCGAGCTTGGAAACCAGGAAATAATGATTCAGAAGAATATAAGCGAGATATGACAGATTTACAAAGATACTATGCCTTAAATACTGATAGAGAGGAGGAAGATAATGACTAAAGATGGCAAAATAAGTATTCTGATTGATGTGGACGCCAAGCAGGTTCCTAATGTAATAAGTTCAATTGAAAAAAACTTTGGACAGTTAGGAAAAAATGCTGATGATATTACAAAAAAGATTGGTAATAATATGGGTGCCAATACTGAGACAGGAGCGAAAGTAGCTAATCAAGCAGTGGATTCAGTTGAACAGTCGATGACTGATTTGGGAAGATCGACTGATACGGCTACTGCCAAAGCTGGGAAATCATTAAGTGAAAACTTCGAAGTGGGATCTAAGGCCGCTAATACCGCAACAGATAGCGTGGCTAAAGGAGTGGCAGATCTAACTGCCACGACGAGCACTGAACTAGCTAAGTCAGGACGTATCATGGGTGAATCCTTTGATTCTGGTGCCAAAAATGCCAATCAGGCCAATGACAGTGTCGTTAAATCAGTCACAAGCTTGGTTTCTTCCGTGGAATCTTCTGCACCTAAAATCGGAAAAGAGCTTGGCGGATCCTTCCAGTCTGGTGCTAAAGAGGCAACGAGCTCTTTAGATGGTATCGGAAAATCAAGTAGTAATATGCTAGCAAGTATTGAAGCGACGTCACCAAAGGCAGGCAGAAGTATCGGGGATTCGTTTGAGTCAGGCTCAAAACAAGCAGCTAGCGCACTTGGGTCAATAGAAAAGTCCTCTGCACAAATGGTTCCTCCTGTTGAATTGTCAGCAACTAAAGCAGGCAAGAGCATTTCAGAAAGTATTGAAGCCGGCGTAAAACGTGGATCAAGTGCATTAGGATCTGCCGTTGATGTAATGAAGGGACATTTATTAGCCCTTCAAGAACACGCAGATACAACAGGAAATAAGTTAGGCGATTCCTTTGAAAAGCCTAATCCTAGTGCGAATCTCTTAACTGGCAGCGTCGGCAAATTGAGTGCTGCAATGTTGATCACCAAAGGTGCGACTGCTGCATTGTCTATGGCTAAAGGGTCATTGGATGGTGCATTTGGTCGTATTGATACTTTGAATAACTTTGAAAATACGATGACTCGATTAACTGGCAGTTCAGAAGAAGCGGCTGCAGGGATGGAAGGCGTTCGAGATGTCGTTGTTGGTACAAACTACATGCTGGATAGTGCGGCTCAGACCGTTCAACGTTTAGTGATGCAAAACGGCTCACTGGAACAATCGACAAAAAGTTATCAAATCTGGGGTGATGCAGTTGCCATGTATGGTGATGGCGCTGCAGAAACAATGGATAACGTGATGGATGCAATGATCCAGATGCGAGCAACCGGAACGGTTAATATGGCGCAAATGGATCGTATGGTTCGCCGTGGAGTAGATCCTTGGAAAATCTATGAAGATGCGACTGGTATGAGTATGCAAAGTATTCGTGATGCGTTGCGTGATGGCGAAATTAGTGCCAATGAGTTTTTTGATACGGTTGAACAGGCGATGCGTGATGGTGGGAATGAATTCACATCGGTTTCTGGGATGGCTCAACAAGCTGGGGATACTTGGGCAGGATCGTTTGCCAATATGGCTACTGCAACAAGCCGAGGAACAGCAAATATTATCGCATCTATGGACGAGGCATTCTCAGAAACACGTTTTGGCTCGATGAAAGAAAACATCCAAGGATTTGGTAAAACATTTGAAGGTGCGCTAAATGGGATTGCTGGTGTAATCCCTCCTGTTGTTTCGGCTGTTGATACGATGACCGGTGGGGTTATTGCTGTGAAGGACGCAGCTGTGACAGCTTCACCCGTGATTATCGGATTAGGAACTGCATTTGGTGGACTACTTATTGTACAGAAAGCAGCAGTTGCTACAGCATCTTATGTTCAGATGTTGAAATACCTGACCGGTGCAACTTCTGGTGCGACGATGGCTAAAAAAGTTGATGCAGTTGCTACAAAACTAGGAATCAGTCTCAACTTACAGAACGCCACCACCACTAAAGCGGTTGTTGCAGCAAACATTTCCAATGCAGCTTCACTAAAAGGTGCAGCAGCCGCCCAAAAAACCTATGCGATTGCTGCTGGTGCTTCTGCAGCAGCGAAGAAGGCACTGGCAGCAGCTAGCATTCTATTGAATCCAGTAGTCGCGGGTACAGCAGCTGTTTTAGGAGCAGCTGGTGTAGCTGCAGCCATAATGGGAAAAAATTTTTTAGATACACGTAAAAAGACCAAAGAATTAGCTAGTGAATTAGATGGATTAAAAGACGATCTAGATAATGTCGGAAAGTCAACCCAGTCCAGTGCAAAAGAATTTGAGTCACAAGCAAAAGTGATCGAGTCGAATGCAGAAAGAAACAAGGATCTAGCAGCCGAATTACAAAGGCTTTCTGCAATTGAAGATAAATCGACTGCGGATAAAAAATTGATGGCTGATGCAGTTGATGAACTGAATAATTCAGTGACTGGTCTAAATCTCTCTTACGATGAAGAAACAGGCCTGCTTAATGCAACCACAGAAGAAATAAACAAACGGATTGAAGCTTCTAAAGGAATGGAAGAAGTCAATCGGCTAACCGAACGACAAAAGACGTTGAATCAAGAAGCTGCAGACATTGAATCCTCATTAACTGAAGTAGCCAAAGAACGTATGAGATTGGAGCAAGAAGCCTCAGAATCTGGCGTGGATGGAAAGAAAAAAGTCAAAGAATCACTGGAAGGACTGTCCCAGAAGGAAGATGAACTTCAAGGTTTACTTGTTGAAAATCAATCCGAACGAAATCAATTGTACGCGGAGGAGCAAGAGAAAAGACGAGCAGTCGCAGAGACCGTCTCAGAAGCTAATTCTCAGATGATTACTTCATGGAATGTTCTATCTGATGCACAACAAGCTGCCTTGGAATCAATGAATAGCATGTACAAAAAGCTGGTAGAAGAATCAGGGAATGCTTTTAAGCAGATTGAACAACAAGAAGCAATCAGCTTGGATCAAATGAAGGAAAATCTACAAAAAAATGCTGAAGCTATGAGAACGTGGTCGAACAATGTTGCCATTTTGGCGAAGGCCGGTGTAGATGATGGCATTATTATGCAACTTGAAAAACTAGGCCCGGCGGGTGCGCTTCAAACGCAGCAAATGGTTGATGAGATGGGGCTGAATCTTGGTTCATTAGCGGAGTTAGGTGGAGAACATACAAAAAGCCTGCTGGAACAAATGGGTCTTCATATGGAGGACCTACCAAAAATGTCAGCTGAACAATCGGCGTGGTTTGTTGAAAATTTAGATCTTGAATTAGGTAAATTACCAGAAACAGCACAACAGCACATTAGTGATTTAAATGGGACTGCGGATGCGACGATGAAGCAAGCGATGGCGAGTATGGGGAATATCGTTGGTGAAGAAACGGAAACTGTTGCTGAAAAATTTGGATTAATTCCAGAAAAAAGTGAGGCATCTTTACGGAGAGGAACAGAGGGGCAAGACTTTGCACAGTGGGGACGTCAATCTGTCGAAGAAATTGGGGATGGGATGGTAGAAGCAACCCCAAAAGTAGAGAAAGCAGCAAAGGAAGTTGCTCAAACGCCAGAGAGAGTGATGGGCCCTCAACTAGAACAAACAGACTACGCCTCAATGGGTGCAGCACCACCAACAAAATTGGGGCAAGGAATTTTAGATAATATTACTTCAGTAGAAGAAGCTTCTAAAGAAGTAGCACAAACTCCAGAAACAATGTTTCAGGAAACCATACAAGCAAATCGTTATATTCCGACTGGTCAAGAAACAGGTAAAGGATTAAGTGAAGGAATTAATCAATCTAATGCCGATGTTGAGTTAGCAGCCAAAGCTATAGGAATGATACCAGAAAATACTATTCAAGCTGAGATGACTACAGAAAAAACTAAGGAAAGTGGAACAGAGGTAGGTCGAGGTGTAGCACAAGGGATTGATAGCAGTCAAGAAGCTGTGCAACAAAGTGCTAAAGCTGTCGCAGACACTCCAAATAATGAACTATCTAGCCATATGAACCAAGGTAACTATGCTGAGTACGGACAAGCAGTGGGAGAAGGTCTTGCAACGGGAATCGCAGCCACTAGTCCAGTGGTTGTTGCGGAAGTAAATAAGTTGGTTGACCAAATGGTAAAACAAACTGACATTGGTATCAAAAATATGACAGTAAGTTTTAATCAAGTTGTTCCTAATGTAGCTAACGCGTTGAGTGCGCTTCCTATGGTAGCTTCCAATAGTATGAATTCTATGAATATGAGTTTCCAAAGTGGATCGCAAGTACAATTAGCTACTGTGAAAGCTTTGAATAGCAACTTGATACGGACCTTTACTAATACGCCAAGTGAATTTCAATCGATCGGTCGAGATATTATGAGTCGATTGAATTCTGGAATGATGGCAGAGTCGAGCAGGGTTGTCGCAACTTCCAGAAATATATCAAATAGGATTGTACAATCCTTCAATCAGTTGCCAAATCAGATGCAAATGGCAGGTCGCAACGCAATTAGTTCATTAAATAGTGGAATGAATTCATCTGCAAGTCAGCCTGTTTCAACTGCATCAAGAACTAGCTCGGCGGTTGTATCTGCTTTTTCAGGATTACCTAACCAGCTAAATGGAGTGGGTCGAGATGCTATGGCTGGATTGAATGCTGGATTAAATGCCGGTACAGCATCTGTATTGGCAACCGCAAATAGAATTGCCAATCAGGTTGCTAATACAATGAAACAAGCATTAGATATTAACAGTCCATCTAGAGTGATGGCATCAGAAGTTGGTCGATGGATACCAGAAGGTGTAGCTGTGGGAATTGATAAGTATGCAGATGTAGCATATCAATCGATAGATAATTTATCAAAAGGAATACTGAGGATCACTACCCCAGAAATAGCTTTAGGCGCTTCAAGTATGGGTATGGAAGCTAGAGGTACACAAATTATTAATCAATCATACAGTACGCAATCCCCATACACCTCCAAAATTGCACAAGCTTTAACAGATTTGGCAAATAAAGAACAGATAGTAATGATCGAAGACACTAATGGACTGACAAAAATAATCGGTAAGACGATGGCGAGAGGAGGATTTTAGTGCAACATCTATCAATTGAAAACAGTCATGGTGATACCTGGCTCATAGATAATACGCACTCTTTAAGGGCTTCTAATGTAAATGGTTTAGGAATAGGTTTTGAAACTGATTATTTGAGCGAAAATGGGCATTCTAGAATTGAAAAGCACGTATTGAAACAACATCAGTTTGAAGCTTATTTTCATTTTGGACGTCGTAAAAATGAAAATGCCTATCAAGTATATTATTCTTTTGTAGAATTTTTATCCTTTAGTCCACTTTATTTAATTTATACTACTGACGCAGGCCAAAAAAGAGCACTGATTACAGTTTCTATGTTATCGAAATCTTCTATACAACAAGGCGGATTTTTAAAAGAATCAATTATAATTGACCGATTATCGCCTTGGTATACAGTGAAGTATGCAAAAATTCATCAAAAAAATATAAATGTTAATGCCCATGGAAAAGTCTATAATTATGTCCGGCCGTATGTCTATACTCAAAATGCACATGAGAAAAAAGGGAACTATCGAATTAATAATCGTTCCCTCTATTTATCTGCTGAAAAAAATCATCTGACTCCGCTAAGAATAAAAATAACTGGTTATTGTGTAAACCCTCGTTGGGAAATATTCCAAGGTTCAAAATTAATTAGCTCAGATGGTTATTTTCTAACTTTACAAGAAGAACAGCAGTTGGTTGTTTCTAGTTTATTTCAAGAAAGGACTGCTATATTAATAGATCAGAATGGATTACAGTCTTCGGTCTATCAACAACAAGATATAACTAAAAACGGGTTTGTTCATGCGCCTGTCGGAGAATCAATAATAGTATTTCATATCGGTACTGCAGAAGTAGAAATAACGATTTATGAGGAGGCTGATCTGTTTTAATGATTATATCTGTTCATTTATTTCGTTGGGATCTAACTCCCTATCCTAGAGAATATATATGTGGAGAGTTCGACTTTGGTATTGATGAAGTTAATCGTGAACTGACCAGTGAGTTCACCTTAACAGAAGATATAAAAATTGAAAAAGGTGATTGGCTAAGAGCAAAGTATATACCTAGTGGAAAATACGCTTATTTTGGGATAGTCGACTCTCAAGATAATAAAACAATCCGTTGTCGTGGGTTGATGGGCCTTGGAGATAGTTATTTCCCTACTTATAGAACAAGTGGGAATAGCTTTGAATCTCATGCTAAATCAATCATCACTAACTACCTTTTAAATGACCGTACAAAGAATTTAAATGGAACATTAAGTATTGATGTTGAAAGTGATACAGCTCATAGTTATCAAGCAATTGAATTAAATTCTCGAAGGATTAATAGCTATTTGATTAATGGATTTAGGAAATACAACGTAAAGTGGTATGTTAAAGCAATCTCAGGAGGCAGAATACAGACTGGTATAAAAAGAATAGAAAAAAGTATTCAAATAATGGATAATTCTTCAGAATTTAGTGACTGGGATTATTGGGTAAAAAAGCCAGGAGTTGGGAATGAGAATGCATTGTTAATTGTTGATAAAGCAACTAACAGTATGGACCATCCAATTATCTTAGCTACCTACTATTTAGAAAATGATAATAATGTCACTAACAATCCAAACAGCAATAAAATTATTAGACCTACTGTTAATACGGTATATATATATGATCAGGATTTAGAAGATAAACCCACATATTTAGAAGTTGCAAATAGTGAACTAAAAGGAAATGCTTATTCACATGAAATCAATTGTAAAGTTATGTTTCAAGCAAAAAATATTGATGTTGAAGAAATTGAAACTGGATTATTAGCGAATGTAAGAATAAAAAATACAATTTATCAATCAGTTCTAACTGCTTGGCGAGTAAATAGTACTGAGAACAAGATGCAATTAACATTTGGTAATATTCGAAGTCGATTAAGTGAATATTTTGATGAATAAAAGAAAGGTAGTGGAGTAATGGAGCCTATTGAACTTAAATTAGGCGGTAACGGACGAAAGCTCTCAAAGTCCATTATTGGTCGAGTTGGGGATAATCGATTTATAAATTATCCCTTTAAATTATTAGATCCAGACGGATCAACAATAAATCTCAATGGATGTACAATAGTTTTTTATGGAACAAATGCAAATGGCACATTCACAACTGGCGTGCCCACAATTTTAGATCCTACTGAAGGTGAAATCAGCTATAAATTTAGTCGTGAAAATTTTAGTGTCCAAGGTGAGTTCAAGGAAGCGTTCTTTCGTGTGACGAGAGAAAACGGAGAATGTTATGCAACACAGAGCTTTCGAATAAAAGTTGAAAATGATGCCGATATCAGTCAAGGTCAAGCAACGCTTTATGTGTCTTTGCTAGATGAAAAACTAAAGGATTTTGATAATCGTTTCCGATTATTTATTGAAGAAAAGGAACAAGAGTATAAGGGTATTGAGAACGTAGTTAAAGAGTTAAACGAACAAGTTCTAAATTTAAATGAAAAAGTCAACGAGACAAGCAAACAAATCAACGAGCTAGGTAATCTAAAACGGATGTACTCAAACAGTATTGATTTCGGTAATTACGACTACTCAGGGAATGCCAATTTGCTACCAAAGATTACAGCTGCTCATTTTACATCGGGAAATGGAGCTACGGTTGAAGATGGACCAGATGGCGAGATCATTTTCACGTTAGATGGATCTGCACAACTAACTAAATTTAATACAAGCATGCGTTTACCCGCTCTTAAAAACGGAAAGAGATACACAATTAGCGCTGAGATTATGTTACATGAAGGTTTAGAGGGAGATGCCTCTAATATTCGATTAACTAATACCTACGTACCAGGTGGAAATATTATGTTATCTACAGTTAGACCTCTCCCGACAGCTACTAATATCTGGCACACGATTAGTGGTACGCAAATAGCCACTTATGCGACTACACTGCCTCAACAGTGGTATGTAGTCTTACAAGATGTTACAGCATCAAGTCGAATTAAGGGTAAAATCTCTCTTCGAAACATAAAGATAGAAGAAGGATCGGTTGCTACGCCTTATCAACCCAATCTACTTGTTGAACCGTATCACATTTCCAAGGTTCCATTGAACGAAAATCTAGCAAATAAAGAACAAGCTTTCCCGATAAGTAGTCGACAATATTTAGTATATTCTGCTGAAATGATTGAACCATTTATTGCTAATCAAACGTATACATTAACTTTGAAAGGAACCAAGCTAGGTACACAATCATTTAGGGTATACACGACTGGTCCGAATAGTACCTCTAATATTGGGGACATGGAAATAGTAGAAGGTTTAGCAGATACTTGGCGACTGACATTCACTCCTTCAGAAGTAAATTTGAATGGGAGTGTTTCTCCTAGCACATTACAAATTTACCAATTCCCTCAAGCAACAATGGGGCAAGTAACGATTGAATCATTAAAAATAGAAAAAGGTGATATAGCCACTCCGAATATTTTGGAATATAAATATTTTGGCGAAGGTTTGAAAGATAGTAGTAACCCAAATGATTATAGCTGGGATATCACCGAAGAGTACTTGGATTCTAAAATCTTACAAACAGTTAGTCTAAATGAGCCACAGCAGGTCCCAGGATTTAAAAACTTTTTAAGCGGTTTACAGTCTAATGGTGTAAATATAGGTGTTGAGTACGCGAAAGCAGTAGCGACTGATAAATATAAAAATCATGGTGCGGTGTATTTAGGTGGCTGTGTGTGGCTTGCGTGGGAGACATTAGAATTTTCGAATTCAATTGGTTGGGCAAGAGGAAGTACAATTCGCGTTGGAAATGATGGTCATCCGGGCTTCACTTATCCTGATGTTCCGAATATTTTTGGCGGATACATTTGGATTGGTGGCTCCTGTTTACCAGACTACACAGACGGCGGATTTGGTTCTTATCATATTACTGTATCAAACAATTTTGATGATGCTCGTAAACCGATTGTCCGTTTTATTGATTCGCCAACAACATTAGTGAAGAGACTAGCAGTTCGAGGTCATGCATTAGTTTTTGCACCTGCACCCACAAACAATAGTAAGGTTGAGGAGGTATGAAATGAAAAAAATTTGGCAGTATGGACGTACTGGTGGAAAAGAGCTAGAAGTCTCAGATGATTTCCCAATTCAGGTCCCTTTTACTGATGTTCCACCGATAGAGGAAATTGAATTAGCCAACCAGTTTTTTGTTCCAACAGAAAATCGCTGGCAAGAGTTAGAGAATAGTGTGCTTAGTGAGCAGGTTGATAATCTTCAAGTACTTTATAAACATTTAGAAAAAAATGTAAAAAGACAAGAAGAGCAACTAACAGAAACTCAGTTAGCTTTAACAGAAGTATATGAATTGATTCTAGGAGGAGGATAACTTGATAAAAATATATATTGAATTAATCAACAAGGGGTTAAAAAAAATTGAAGATGTACCTAAAAAAATCCAGAAAGAAGTCAAAGCGATCTTATCTCAACAGGCTGAGATGTAGGATTGTCTTTTTTATTTTAAAAAAGGAGTATAAGACAATGGTCATTGTATATGCAACGTTAATCATAAAAGAAAAGAAAAAAATTGAAGATGTTCCAAAGATCATACGTGAACAAGTAAAAGAAGTTTTGGTTGAGATGGGATTACCTGAACTGACATTTAAAGAGGTGGACTGATGGCTGGAAATGTAGATGGATATCAATTTGACAATATAAAAATCAGTGCTGAAAATGATGCGAAAATGTACCATGCTTTAGCAAGAAAAAGAAGTTATGTGATTTCTGGTTACGAACAAGGATTAGAATTATCTTCCAGTGGTTTGGATGTAAGAGTTGCCAGTGGTAGTGCGATTATACAAGGTAGAATGGTATATGTGAAAGAAGCACAAAGTATTACTCTTCCAGCAAATTCAAGTGGGTACGTTTGTTTAACGATTGATTTAAATGAATCGGTAATTCCAACTGATGATTTTCCAGCAGATAGTGAGAATTACTCTTGGACAAATAATCAGGTTCGTTTAGAGGCAGTTAACCATTTAATTAATGGAAATACTTTAGCAGGGGATAGGGTAGTTACATTCCCGTTGTGTAGTTATACAACTTCAGGAACTACTGCCATTATTACAAAGAACACAATAAATTATAATGATTCGCTCATTGAAAGTCTTCCCCTTTGGACAGGAATATTGACTATGAATACGAGTCACATCATAAGACTTTCTAAAAAATTCGAGGATCTTAATTCAGGACTATTACTGATCTGGGCACCTTACGCTAACGGTTCAGCATGGAATTATGATTTTACGACACAATTTCTACCTAAACGAGCAGGTTTACATGTGAGTCAAGTATTGAATTCTAGCAGTAACTGGATCAATAAGAGAATTCAAGTGGATTATTCTTCTAATTCAATTTGGGGACATGGTGGGAATGTGAGTTCTGAGGGGTTAAAGGCTGTTTTACGAGAAATTCGAGAAGTTTGATATAAAGGAGGTTACTTATGGAGGGAATTACTATCGGGGAGTGGATCGCAATCATAACACTCGGTGGATCGTTGATGGTGGGCGTGGCGAAATTTTATGCGATGTTCACGAAACTTGATCACACGTTAGGAAAGTTAGAAAAGACGATCATCCGTGTAGAAAAAAGCCAGGCTGAGTATGGCAATCGGCTATCAATTATCGAAGAACAAATCAGATCTATTTTTAAGCAAATTGGAAAGGAGAGAAAATAAAATGACTGAAATCTTAGCTGCTTCAAGTATTATTACACCACTAGTCGTCGGTGTCACAGGGTTAATTAAAACACAAATGAAGGATTACAAACTCTTACCCGTGATCAATGTGATTGCGGGTATTTTGTTAGGCGTGCTTTATGCAATGACCCTAGCACCACAAGATTTAGCAATCTACGCATGGGCTGGGGCTGTATCAGGATTAGCCGCTGGCGGATTATTTGATTTAGGAAACAGCATGGTTAAACCAGACGTTGATCCACCGGATTATGGTGATGGCCAAGAAGGTACAGAAAACTTAATTTATAAAGAACAGGATCAGTCGAAAGGCTGATCTTTTTCTATTAAATATTTAGGAGGTAAATACGATGAGAAACAAAGAAAAATTTTTAGAAGACTACAACAAAGTAGTCAAACCGGAGTTTCAAAATGACGAGAACACGATCGAGGATGCCGCACACACTCTTAACAATATCGAAGGAACGACCGTGACCGTGGCAGCTGAATTTACAGAAACTGGCAAAATGGAAGCATTTGATTTTGAGCAGAAGCAACGACCCAAAACAGATGATCCGGATCAACAGATGCTGGACTGGTATTACGTGGGAAGAGGTGAAGTAAAATGACGATCAGATCAAACGGTGCCGGACACGGAGGAAGAAAAAATGGCTCCAACTGGATGGATCCAGGTGCAGTAGGAAACGGGCGACGTGAAGCAGATGTTGTACGAACAATCACCCAAAAGATGCAAGCAATTGCAAGTGTGCGCGATTCTACAGATAACGTTGGCGCAACTGTTAACCAAAACTTGCAGAACCAAGTCACGGTTATGAATGCGGCGGGATCAGGGGTAGCAATCACGAGTCACTTGAATGCCTTTAATGGTCAGGCAACTGGTGTTGAGGTTTTTTATTGGGCTGGTAACGAACAGATGCGTATTTTAGCGGCAGCTGTATCAAAAGTGATTGCGGATACGTTGGGAATTCCGAATCGTGGAGCAAAGCCTACCACAACGTTCTTCGTACACCGTAACACTAATCCGGGCGTCAATGTATTATTGATCGAATGGTGCTTTATCGATAATGCAAATGACATGCGACGATTAGACCAGAATATGGATCAAGCAATTCGTGCGGTGATGAGTGTTCTTGGCTATAATACAAGCGGAAGTATTCAAGCGACACCACAGACACATGATCAAATTATCTTAGTGAGCCCACCAAAAACTGTTGGGAATTATGTAGGGAAGTTAGAAGTTTTTAATGAGCTATCTCTTGGTATTTTTCGAATCGGTGCTTGGTTGGTTCCGCAAAATGGTGCAGCTTATTTAAATCAGGGATATGTCTTCTGGATGGATGCCGACAATCCTGATGTTGAAATTGGACGTTGTCGCTCAGCCGGTATTATTAGAGCTGATGTGAATGCAGCCTATGGATTACCTAGTAGCCTACGATTTGGTTTGGATGGCACAATGGATATCCGTAAATTTGCAGGAAAAAGAGTCTTTCCGATGTTACGACGAACAAACGATCCGAACGGAAATACGATCAATGGACAAACAGTCGACATTCGTTTCCCTGAGTATGTTTTGACGATTCCTAAGCGATAAAAATTGCTCCTCGAAGAGAGGGGCGGTACATATATTTATTTACGAAACTAATTAACAGTATTTATATAATACAGATTAAACTAATTGTTTATATAGTAGTATAGACAATCATATTTATATTAGATAAAATACTTTATAAAGAATAAAAAATAAAATTAATTAAATTTAATGAAATGAACAACAAATTATAAAAAGAAATAGGAAGATATCTATGAGTACAATTAAGGCTATTGATTTATTTAGCGGAAGTGGCGGTACTACACAAGGATTGAAGAAAGCGGGTATTCAAGTAATTGCTGCAGTAGAAATAGATGAAGTTGCTTCGAAAACGTATAGGTATAACAATCCTGAAGTAGAACTTTTCGTTAATGATATTAGGAATATCAAAGGAACAGATTTTGATACTTTGTATAAAAAGAATGAAGATAATATTATTTTAGTAGCATGTCCACCCTGTCAAGGGTTCTCATCAATTAGAAGAGGTGGAGAAGATGATATTAGAAATGAATTAGTTTTTGAATATCTTCGACTAATAAAAGAAATTAAACCCAATTTCTTACTTATGGAAAATGTATCTGGAATGACTACAAAAAAAGGTAGAGTAATTTTTGATGAGTTCAAAACTGAAATTCTTGAAAATTATCAAATCAATTATGATATTTTGAATGCTGCCGATTATGGTGTTCCTCAAACAAGAAAGAGATTAGTTTTACACGGAGTTAGAAAAGATATTTTTGAAAAACTAGATTTAGAAAGTGTTTCGTTACCTAATAAAACGCATTCTAAACCTGGAAATGATGCGTTATTACCTTGGAGAAATGCTAGCGTTATATTAGATTTACCTCCAATAAATGCTGGAGAAAGTTATAGTGGGGATAAAGAAATATATAATCATGTAGCTAATGGTCTTTCAGAAATTAACATTCAAAGAATTAGAGTGATTAGAGAGGGTGGAGGATCAAGAAATGCACTTCCTGATGAGTTAGTTTTAAAATGTCATAGAGATAAGAAGGGCCATTCTGATGTTTATGGTATTTTAGATATAGAAAAACCATCAGTAACTATCACCGGTGGTTGCATGACTTTCTCGAAAGGACGTTATGGCCACCCATTTCAAGATAGGGCTTTGAGCGCAAGAGAAGCAGCTAGACTTCAGTCTTTTGATGATAATTATATTTTTTTTGGAAGTCGTACACAGCTAGCCAAACAAATAGGCAATGCTGTTCCAGTTGAATTAGCAAAGGCTAGCGGCAAATATTTTTTAAATTTGTTAAGTAAGGGATACTAAAATGAAAACTTTGGAAGAGTTAATAAATAATATCGAAGAAAAATTTAAAACCAATAATGGAAAACTTTATGAACCATACGTAAGAAATATAAGATTTCCTAAGTATAAAAGTTTAATTGAAGATACTGAAATAAACTTTACTTTTCCGTTAACAGTATTGGTAGGTGTGAATGGAACTAATAAAACTTCAATTTTACAAGCTTTATACGGTGTTCCTGGCAATCATAGTGTTGGAAATTATTGGTTTTCGACAGATGTTGATGTTATTGAAGAAGATAAAGATATAAAAAACTGCTTAGTTTATAGCTATTTTCATAAAGGTGCAAAAAAGAATGTCGAGGTACTTAAAACCAGAGTTAACCGAAAAGAACAAAAAGATTATTGGGAACCATCTAGGCCTATAGTGAAATACGGAATGGTAACTCCAAAAAAAGAAGAATTAGTTGAAGCAAAAAACAAGTCAACTACACGATGGGATAATTTAGAAAAAAGTGTAGTGTTTTGTGATTTTAAAGATTACATCTCAGCTTTTGACATGTATTTTTACAATTATATTTTTAAACAAAAGAAGTCATATAAGACAAGACAGGATTTTATACGTAATAGATCGCAGCAATTATCTGAAGTAATAAAACAAGATCTTCAATCATATGTTTATAAAGGTTTAGAACGAGTAGATGACAACTATATTGTTTCAGATGAAGTGAGACAAACTGTTAGTGATATATTAGAACAAGAATATCAAGAAATTAGGATTGTGTCACATAAATTTTATTCTCATAAAAACGTAATCAGACCATTAAAAACAATTCTTATGAAAAAAAATAATTTAGATTACTCTGAAGCGTTTGCAGGAAGCGGAGAATCCAGACTTATTATGTTAGTAAACGATATAATTAACGCAAAGCCAAATTCACTAATTTTAATTGATGAGCCAGAGATTAACCTTCATCCGAAAGCTATAATAAAATTTCAGCGTTTTTTGTTAGAACAGATATTAAAAAATAACCATCAGATTATACTAACAACGCATTCACATTATTTAGTAGACAACTTACCTAAAGAGGCCATTAAATTATTTCAAAAGATAGATAATAAAGTTTCTATTGGAGAACAAATAGATTGTAATGATGCTTTTCTGGTGTTAGGAGAGCCCATAAATAAAAAAGCAAATATAATCGTTGAAGATAGGTTGGCTAAATCTATTTTGGAATATTGTATTTCTAAATCTGAGATCACTTCTATGAAAGATATTTTAAATGTAGACAACTCTTCTGGGGGAGTGCAAAGTATTATTCAACAACATATTTGTTCTTCTGCTGTAAAAAAAGAATGTAATACATTTTATGTTCTTGATGGTGATACAGATTATCTAAGAGATTACACAGGAGATTTAATAGATTCCTCTTGGGTAGTCAAGGGCAAGATTGATGTCTCTAAAATACCTGAAAGTTCTAACCATCAGTTAGCTAACATTATTTCAGAAATAACTGGTGTGAAAATAAAATTACCAATTGATAGTGGAACAACTGCCCCTGAAAAATACTATTTAGAGCGTAATTTTCTTGAATTTTGGAAAACTAATGTATTGTTTTTAAATTCTACTACTCCAGAAATGGCAATTTTGGAATCTTTAAATATCCCTCAAGATGAGATAAAAGATAAAACAGGAAAAATGTATTTTGAAACATTAACTAAAAAGAAACTAGGAAAATCTCCTACTAGTGATGAAATTCTTGTGTATCAAAAAGAAGCTATAAATCAGCTTTCTGAAGATAGTCCTTTAAAGATTAAAGTTAGAGAAATTCTAGATTATGTTTGGAGTATGATAAATTAATATGAATTTTAAAAGATCTCAATGGTTAAATATAGTTGAGGTCTTTTTTACGTTCTTCAATTAATTGTAACTACTCACCCAAATCCTCAAGCAAGGGATAGTCATTGCTAAACGAACGATAAAAAATAGCCCTACGAGAGTAGGGCGAAATACATAAAGCACATGGCTTGAACAATAAATAAAATCATAGTAGTCTAGAGTTGTCCTTGAAACCATTGATTAGGATATTACTGGTCGCCCACTCTTCGGAGTGGGTCTTTTTTTATGGTTCATAATCTAGCAAAACGCTTGCAATTTTATTAGGTTAACCTTAAACTATTAACAGGCGTAATTATACAAAGAGAGTATCGATAACTAAAAACTTTTTGGGGAAGTTTATAGCGTGCGTATCGATACTCTCTTCTTTAATTATAACATACGTGTTTTATTAGGCAAAATGATCAGTTGAATGACAGATAAAAAGATAGTAGTCTTGTTATACTACCTAACCAATAGTGCTTTTTCACATCCCACTCTCCGGAATGTTACATATAAAAACAGATTGTTTGAATATAGCCTGAAATAGTAGTAAGGTTTACTAAGCCTCACTAATGAGGATTGGATCCTTTAGTGGCCCGCTCTTTGCGAGCGGGTATTTTTTTGTTTAAAATAAGATTCGATCAAAGTTTAAGAATTCTCAGATTAAGACAAGGTACTTGCAATAATCACTGGTTACCCATAAGGTGTGAATAGACATCATTATAAAAAAGAGTACCAATGGACAAAGTTTTAAAAACTTGGGGAAGTTTTCAGCGTGCGCATTGGTACTCTTTTTATGATTCTAACACATGTCTTTTAAACAGCGAGGAAAGCGTATTACTTGAATGCGGGGTCAAACTCTAGTAATGTGAAGCTGACCAAATAATTCCCATATTAACGTACGTGCCACTCTTCGGAGTGGTATACATAAAAAAACATATTATTTGAACCTAAAGTAAAATGATAGTAAGATTTAAGTATCCACATTCAGAAGATTCTTTATCCTAAGGTAGCCTGCTCTTATATGAGCAGGTGTTATTTTGTCTAAGTGAATCTGATTTGATTAAAATAATCTAAAATGAATAAGCAACAACTTATACTAAATCGATATCTCTAGGATTGATAAATAATCATTTTTTATTACATCTACATGAAATCCCGTTTGCTTCTCAATAGTATTGGGATGTAATAAGATTGAAGAATGTGCAATTGTTTGTAAATTTAAATTAAGGAATAATCTGTTACATTGACAATAACAAAAATTATTCGATACAATTTGGCTATAACTATTTACCAGACAATATTTTTGAGGACTCTTTTGATAATAATTTGTACCCTTAGCTCAGTTAGGCAGAGCATATGGCGAGTTAATAACCGTCCGGTCGTAGGTTCGAGTCCTACAGGGTACAT